ATATGGGCTGGTTCTTAGATGAAGCTTTAGATAGAGTACATAAAAGTAACATGTCTAAACTTGATGAGGATGGAAATCCTATATACCGTGAAGACGGTAAGGTTCTAAAAGGACCAAATTATAAACCACCTACACTAGAAGATTTATTCTAATGACTGCTGAACTTATTTCCCGCACTGGTCGGGTCCAATCATGGTTGGATAACCCAGAATCAAGACTTCCAGTGAGCTGTACTGTATTTGTCGTCGAGGACTCTATGGAAGGTCCAGAGGGCATAGAGGCTAGCTGGAGATTCGCGTCTCATGCATTGAGATTCGGGGCAGGTTGTGCTATACACCTGTCTAAGTTACGTCCTAAAGGACATGAGAATGGCAAAGGATTGACCGCTAGTGGCCCAGTATCCTTTGCAAAGATATACTCCACACTTAATGAAACTCTACGTCGTGGGGGTGTCTATAAGAATGGTGCTGTAGTGATACATTTAGATGCAGACCATGCTGATATAGTAGAATTTATAACTACACCTAGATCAGAGTTACCTTGGGTTAAAAGATGTGTAGACATCAGTCCTGAACTCTGGAATAGAATGAGTAATACCACCAAAGAGGCATTAATTTATGGCATTAGATCAGGAGACATCTGGCTCAACAAAATCAAATACAATCAACGAGGAGAGAGGATATTCGGAAACGTGTGTCTTGAAGTTTACCTGCCCTCACGAGGAACTTGCTTGCTCCAGCATGTCAATCTCGCTGCCTGTACTACACGGGATCTCAAAAAGGCTTTCGCTCAAGGTATGTCCGAGTTGTGCGATCTCCATGGCCGAACAGGTGTTGGAGGGTCTGGAGAATACTTACCCTCGGAGACGGATAGGCAAGTCGGGCTCGGAGTGCTTGGATTATCCAACTTTCTTAGACGCAACGGATTAACATATGAAGAGTTTGGCATAGCCTTAGAGCAAATAAATAATAAACAAGCTATACCTAATGAGACAGCTCATGAAGTTGTTTGGAATTTAAGAGAAGCTATAGAAGCTGCAGCCTATATAGCTAAGAATAATTTTATGGAGAGAGCTTTTGCTATAGCTCCTACCGCCTCCTGCTCATACAGGAGTCAAGACTTGGATGGCTTTACAGCTACCCCTGAAATAGCACCTCCTATAGCTAGGAGTGTAGATAGAGACTCTGGAACCTTTGGTGTACAGAGATATGAATATGGCGATGTCGAGATCGCTTCGGAAGTAGGATGGGACGCATATAAGCGTGTAGCAGACCAACTGATGATAATGTTCGACAATACGGGACTTCTTCACGGCTACAGCTTTAACTCTTGGAGTGATGTTGTAGAATACGACAATGAGTTCGTGGAAGAGTGGTTAATTTCACCCCAGACCTCCCTTTACTACAGCCTTCAGGTAATGGGCGACGTACAGGATAAGAGCGATGCGTATGCAGCATTAGATAAATCTGAAGTCGATGATTACTTGCAGGATATTTTAAACCCCGAACCAATAACCTGTGATTGTCAAGAATAATGAGAAAACATCCTTATCAAAAATTATTAGAAAGAAAAAGAACTTGGACACCAGTTAAACCAAAAAAAGGAGAGGTAAAAGAAGGTGCAGAAGAAACCATCAGACGTGCTCTCGCAGTACGTCATATGGAGCTGCCAGTTGGAGAATTTATTCGTGAGGGGCTTGAAAAAGAGGTTCCATCACTTGCTAGGCAGCTCCTTGAATCAAACGTACAAGACGAGATTAAACACGATCTTGCCTTGGGCTATATAGTCAATGCTTATGGCATCAAAGAAGATGCACAAGAAGAATTGGAAGCAAAGAGGTTAAGAGATGCATGGGTTAATCATCCTGATCATACAATTACCAAAGCTCTGGTCGCAGAACGGGCCATCTTCTTCGTTCTACTCCCTTTCTTTAGGTTTAATGGGTGCGCTGCTATGCGCACTGTATCTGCCGATATCTCAAGGGACGAGCAGATCCATGTCGGAGCGAATACTCTTGTATGTGCTGAGTTGGGTCTATCTGCTTCTCCTTCTTTGGATAAACTTAGGAAGGCCACCATTAACTGGATACTTCAGCCACTAGGTATAAATACCCAGGACAAATATTTGGACAAAAAATTCTGGCTCGATGCTAGTGATCGCTTAATGTACGAAGGCAAAGCACCAGAGTTTTCTGACACCAAGGCAGCAAGAATGCCAGCATTTTTTGAACATGACAACACAAATCTACCCCAATACGCTTAACATCCATTCAGAGAAGCTAGAGAAATTAGTTGAGGATCTCGAATTAAAATTCCCCAGCGAACCCATTCACCCAAAAGAACAAATAGAATCTATTATGTACCGTGCTGGACAAGCTAGCGTGGTTGCATATGTTAAACAAATACTAGAGGAAAACTAATGTGTATTTTTGGAGGTCCGGGTCCATCGGAACCAATGGCAACTTTTGCCCCACCAGAGGCTAGGACAGTTCAAACTAACAACCCTTTGCCTAAGAAAAAAGACATCGAAGATGTAGGTGAAGTAAAAGACATTGCTTATGGTGGAGAGCAGACAAAGAGTAACCCAGCTGCTGGTAAAAAGAAAGGAGCAGCTCAGTTAAAGATAGCTCTTAATCAAGGACAACAAGGAGCAACTACTGGCGGGCTTAATGTATAATGTATAAGGCAAGTCAACGATACTCACAGTTAGCTGCAGGACGATCACAGTTCTTAGACACAGCTATAGAGTGCTCTGAACTTACCTTACCATATCTAGTACAACATGATAACAGTCAGAAGAGTGGAAAGTATCACCTAAGACAGCCTTGGCAATCCGTTGGAGCTAAGGCTGTAGTGACACTAGCAGCTAAGTTAATGCTTGCAATGCTACCACCTCAGACAAGCTTCTTCAAACTACAAGTCAGAGATGATAAGTTAGGAGAAGAGTTAGATCCACAGATGAGAAGTGAGTTAGATCTTTCTTTCTCTAAGATAGAGAGGATGATACTAGACTACATCGCTGCTTCAAGTGATAGAGTTGTAGTACACCAAGCATTGAAACATCTTATTGTTTCAGGTAATGCTCTTATCTTTATGGGTAAGGATGGTCTTAAGAACTTCCCACTAAATAGATATGTTGTAAACCGAGATGGTAATGGTAACGTATTAGAAATAATAACAAAAGAATTAATCAGTCGTAAGATATTAGGACTGGAAAAAGCTAGCCCTATATCACAACCTAATGAGGTTAATAGTGATGGGACAGATGAGGATGACGTAGAAGTATACACATGCGTCAAGTTGGATGAGAAATCTGGTCGTTGGATATGGCATCAAGAAGCAGACGATATGATTCTGCCTGATAGCCGCAGTACAGCACCGAAGAATACTAGTCCGTGGCTCCCTCTAAGATTTAACACTGTAGATGGAGAAGATTATGGACGTGGTAGGGTAGAAGAATTTATAGGAGATCTTAGAAGTTTGAATGGATTATCACAAGCCCTCGTAGAGGGGTCTAGTGTAGCCTCCAAGGTCATCTTCCTAGTTTCCCCTAGTGCAACTACCAAACCACATACACTAAGTCAAGCAGGTAACGGAGCTATCATACAGGGAAGGCCAGAAGATGTTGGAGTAGTACAAGTAGGTAAGACTGCTGACTTCCGAACAGCTCAGGAAATGGCTCAACAAATAGGTCAAAGAATAGCTGATGCTTTCTTAGTATTAAACGTTAGAGATTCAGAAAGAACAACAGCAGAAGAAGTACGGATGACACAATTGGAATTAGAGAAACAATTAGGTGGGCTATTCAGTTTACTTACAGTTGAATTTCTAGTACCATATTTAAACCGAACGTTGTTAGTACTCCAGCGATCAAATCAGATACCAAAACTACCTAAAGATTTGGTAAGACCTAAGATTGTAGCTGGTGTAAATGCATTAGGTAGAGGTCAAGACAGAGAAAGTCTTACTCAATTTATGCAGACAATAGCAGCTGTACTTGGGCCACAAGCCATACCTCAATACATAGATGCTAGTGAAGCTATTAAACGATTAGCAGCAGCACAAGGTATTGATGTATTAAATCTTGTTAAATCTGCAGAGACTATGCAGCAGGAACAACAGGAACAACAGCAACAGATCGCAAGCCAAGAGCTTACTAAACAAGCTGGTCAGTTCGCTAACTCTCCTGTTATGGACCCAACTAAAAACCCTAGAGCATTAGAACAAGCAGGTAATATTGCTTCACAAATCACACCACCTGAATAAACATGGCAGAAACATTAACAATTGATCCTACTCCACCAGCAGAAATAGTTGGTGAAAGTGAAGGAGTACAATTAACCGCTGAAGAACAGGATTCTTTAAATGTCGGTGAGAAAATACAACAAGAAGAAGGTAAACTACTGGCTGGTAAATATAAGAATGCCGAAGAATTAGAAAAAGCTTATGGAGAACTCCAAAGAAAACTTGGAGAGAAAGATAATAAAGATAGCGAAACAGTTGACGAAACTGAGGTTTCAGAAACCGATGAAGTACCAGAAGAAAAGAAGGAAGCTACAGACTTTACTCAAGGAGCACAAACAATAATGTCAGCTTCAGATGAATACTATCAGAACGATGGTAAGTTATCTGAAGAGACATTAAATAAGTTCTCATCTATGAGCAGTAAGGAGTTAGTCCAAGCTTATATGGAGGTACAGAAATCAGGTGTAATGGATCAGCAGCAGGTAGATGATGCAGACTTATCTGATCAAGCAATAAATGAAGTTAAAAACTATGCTGGTGGAGAAGACTCTTATGCTAACCTAGTTAACTGGGCTGGTCAAAATTTAGATCAACAATCAATAGAAGCATTTGATAGTATCGTTGGTACAGGGAGTGTTGAAGCTATTAAGATAGCTGTCTCTGGACTGAAAGCACAATATGAAAATGCAAATGGATATGAAGGTAAAATGTACTCAGGTAAACCACCTCAAGAAACTAAGGATGCATTCCGTAGTCAAGCAGAACTAGTTGCTGCTATGAGTGATCCACGATATGATAATGACCCTGCTTATCGTCAGGATATTATTCAAAAATTAGAACGATCAAACAATTTGGAGTTTTAAAACATGGGAGTAAAGAAATTTGTTAAGAATACTATTAAGGACGTTAAACATTCTGCCTCAGAAATTAAGCGTGTCTTGAGTACTAGAAAACAGGACAGGGAAGATTTCTTTCGCGGCCACACATCACATAATGGGAACGTGAACGACAATGACTGAAGGTACAAGAGCTCATCAACCCTATAAACCTTCTAAGTCAGAGAAGGAAGCCACTAATGAACTGTATAAAAAATGGGGTATGAAACCACCATTTACAGAGAAAGCCAAAGGGGCTGATGAAAAAATATGGGAGCGAGGTCATCGTGTATGACCAAAGCAGATCTCTGGAAAGAAGATATCATTACAATACTTATAGTACTAGGTGCTATCTTCTACACATACATACAAAAAGAATGGAGAGAGTTTAATGCCAGATCATTATGACAAACATACTAGAAGGGTTAACGCTGCTAATGCAGTTAAGCATAACCCAGACTTAAGGAAGAAGGTAATGCTATCAGCTGCACAAATTTATAAGGATGCAGTGAAACTTAAAGGAGTTTAATGTGTAGCGGCTGACCCGAAAGATCGTCCTCGGCCACTACGAACTTTTATTTTTTTACCCCAATGCCTCAAAACAAATTCGCAACTGAACCACAAGTAGAAGTAGTCGATCAACCTTACTTCGAGAATGCGGAGCGTGTTAACGGTCAACTAGCTATGCTAGGATTCGTTGCAGCAATTGGTTCATACTTAACAACTGGACAAATCATACCCGGCATTTTTTAATGGCAACACTAACCCTACCTCAACAGAATAATTGGAATCAGTTCTGCAAGTGGGTTACAAGCACCGACAACCGACTCTACGTTGGTTGGTTCGGTGTACTCATGATTCCATGCTTACTTACCGCAGCAACCTGTTTCATTATCGCTTTCATCGCAGCACCGCCTGTAGACATAGACGGGATAAGAGAACCAGTTGCTGGATCACTTTTATATGGAAACAACATCATCTCAGGAGCCATCGTCCCGAGCTCTAACGCAATCGGTCTTCACTTCTACCCAATCTGGGAAGCTGCAACCATCGACGAGTGGTTATATAACGGTGGACCATATCAACTCATTGTGTTCCACTTTCTCATCGGCATCGCAGCTTACATGGGACGACAATGGGAACTTAGTTATAGATTAGGAATGCGACCATGGATAGCAGTAGCATATTCAGCACCAGTATCAGCAGCCTTTGCTGTGTTCTTGGTATACCCATTTGGACAAGGGAGTTTTAGTGATGGTATGCCTCTTGGCATTTCCGGTACTTTCAATTTTATGTTCGTATTCCAAGCAGAACATAATATCCTCATGCATCCATTCCATATGCTTGGTGTTATTGGGATGTTCGGGGGAGCTCTTTTCGCTGCTATGCACGGAAGCCTCGTTACTTCCTCACTCGTTCGTGAAACTACTGAAACTGAGTCTCAGAACTATGGATATAAATTCGGCCAAGAGGAAGAGACGTATAATATCGTCGCGGCTCATGGTTACTTTGGGAGACTTATCTTCCAATACGCCAGCTTTAATAATAGTAGGAGTCTTCATTTCTTCCTTGCTATTTTCCCAGTCGTTTGCGTATGGTTCACCTCTATGGGAGTCAGCACTATGGCTTTTAATCTCAACGGGTTTAACTTCAATCAGTCAGTCGTTGATTCCAGTGGTAGGATCGTACCTACTTGGGCAGACGTCCTGAACCGTGCTAACTTAGGCATGGAAGTAATGCATGAGAGGAACGCACATAATTTCCCACTTGATTTAGCATGACTGAACTTCCACCTGATATAAAAATAATAGATAATTTTATACTACCTTACTATGCAGATAGAATAGAAGACTTGATGATGTGTAGGGATTGGAATCATTGGGGGTGGGAAGAAGGATCTACTGGTCCATTATACCCAAGATTTTTGAGTTGGGTATACCATGAGAAGGTAGCTATCAGCTATCTAGATCCTAATAATAGTAATAAGGACCACCCTCAAAATGATCATTCAGGCTTTGTTAAAACTATTTATAATAGAACTCAAGGTCATCCAATTGAACGGGATCAAGAAGCCTATTCTAATTTCCTCTTCCCAATGATATATTCTGCTGTACATGCTTACAATCCTAAGTTAAGTCTTAGAGATGTTTATAGGATAAGAGCTATATTAAACATACAGCAGGGTATTGGTAGAACTATGCCTCATAGGGATTTAGCTATACCACATACAACAATGGTCTATTATGTAAATGATTCAGATGGACCAACTGTTATCTTTAATAATAATATGGAGGTGATAGTTGAATCAGAACCTAAGAAGGGTAAAGCAATTATATTTGGAGGACACCGATATCATTGTGGAACTCTACCAGAAAAACATAAAGAAAGGATAGCTATAAATGTAAATTTTAAAGCTGTAAATATATAGGCGGCTCGATAGTCGAATCAGAAGAAGCCACCTCAACATCACGTCCGTTCATTCCTTAACGGGAACGCATGAAACCACATCATGGAACGGGGGTGTGGTACTGGAGTATTACAATGACTGTAAAACTAAGGTATCGTGGTGTTGAGTACACAAGAACTACAAAGTAATTAACTTAACATGAAAAAATTTGCACTAGCCCTAGCGGCAACTCTCGCTTCGACTCCTGCAATGGCTGGCGTCTATGTAAATGCCGAGTCAAAAGCAAAGTATACAGGTAGTGATTATAAGTCTACAACGACTGATCTACACATTGGTTGGGAAGATAAAGCAGGTCAACTTAACTATTATATTCAAGGTGGTCCCTCATTCTCTGCTGCTGATGGAGCAAATGGTGACACCGATTTCTCAGGTAAAGGTGGAGTAAAATTTGCAGCTACTGAGAAGTTAGGTGTATATGGATC